TGGTTGCAAACATTCCAGTATTCATATCCTTTAGAACTAACTCTTCCTATTCTTACTGTCTGGGGAACAAGCATTAACTCTCTTTCTATCCACATTTTAGCAGCATAATAAGCACAAGCTAAGTCTATTAAATCCCAATCTATTTGGTTCATGTAATAAGAATAATCAACTGTTATTGAATACCCTTCTGGAAGAGGATTTGCTAGGAGGATACGACCTCCAATTGGATTCAGTGATGCAACTTCTATTTGAGTTTTAGTTGATTCATCACCTAAAGTCTCCCACTGAAAAACAGCAATATCATCTTTGTTAATAATCATGTCTCCATTAATATCTGCTATATAATCTTTGAGACAGTACCATTCGGTTCTATCCGTTTTGAAGCCTTGTTCTGGTTCTTCATTTATAACTCTGACAGTTAGCCTTCTAATCATAACTCTAGTAGCATCATTAATGAAAACATTCAAAATCTCATCTGGAGCATCTTCATCAGATACGCCTAAGATTGTTCTTATCTTATCAGGAGTTGTGTATGCCATGTTTTACCCTCTATTAAAAAATAAGGACTTTGACTTAATAAGCTTATCGGAAAAGTTATAGACTCTACCGAGAAGGTAAAACAAAAATAATAATAAAAATAAAATGGGAGGAAAAATATCTTAGAAAAAAGAATACCTGACTCGTTACAAGAACAGAGTCAAGTAGTTAAGTTCCAATGAATCTAGTCAAATATCCTACAGTGACTTATCAGCATCTGCTTGACAGTTATAAACAATGGCAACACACTCAGGATTGACAACTTTCGGGGCATACTCATAATAGAAGTACAGCTCGACAGCGTCAGTTTGTGGGTTGTCCCATCTCTTGAGATCTATATTTCTCTTGATTACAAGATATGCAGCTCTCGTACTGTCAACACAGAATGCGACACCAGCAGGAATGTTTGTAGTGACCAACAGCTTCATAGCGCCAACTTTGCCTACTTCACCAGTGAGCAGAGGCTCAGAAGATCCATAAGCAGCAGCATCAATGAACCTATTATCTTTGATAAGATCAGCCATTTCCTCAGGGTTCAGCACCATGAAGTTAGGTGACCTCTTCGCAGATCGGATCAGAGTGCCCATGGCAGTTATGTCTTCATACTTTAGTTGTCCAGCAGTGTTTGCATCAGTCTTACCTCTTGAACCTGCTACTGTATAAGTATAGGTGAAGTGAAGGTAGCCACCAGTCAAATCTTCAGCAATCTTAACCTTCCCTTCGAAGTAATCAACTGCTACTACAGTAAGTGATGTTCCAGCATCATTCTTAGCAGCAGTCCAGTGCAAAACCAAAGGATGAGCTAAAGTATAAACATGGTTAGCTCCAGCACCAGCAATAACTTCAGTTATTTCAGTGCTTCCCAAGAACTCATTTACTATGTCAACATCTTCAAGGTCAGCTAGAGCTTCTCCAGCCTCTCTGATGTGATCTTTTATCAGGTCAAACTCAGATGCATCAAGTGCTTCTTGAGTCAACGCAGCATAAGACACAACCTTTGTAGGTGTAATTTCAATAGTTGTATAAGCTGGTGAAGTTCCACCTGTAAAGGCATTCAGAGATGTTCCCTCTGCAATGTGACCAGCAGACATTATGCCACGCTTTGGTACATGAATAGAACGACCTTGTTTTCCAACTAGGTCAGTATTTATTCTTACCAATGCACGACCAAATCTTTGAGCTCTTGCAGCTTCCTCTACTTCCATGATAATGATCTTTGGAAGTATTGCTGTAATGTCGCCTGTAGTCATTTTTGCTAGTTCTTCCAGGGTTTTCATTTTCTTCTCCTCTTAATTTAATTAGAGATCAATATAACAAAAAGGGGATTATTATTTATAAAGTTTTCCATGTTTCACTCAGAGTCAGATGGATGGCTTCCAGCTTGCATTCTTGGACCTTTCTTAATGAGGTCATGCTCAATAGCTAGTTTAACAGCTTCTCCAATTGACACTTTTCCTCTAAGATCTTCTGGATTGCTTGTAGGAACTCGAGTCTTGGGTCTAGGTCTTTCCTCGGTAGTTGCAGTCAACTGCTCGGGATTCTTACCCATCCTCAAAACATTTTCAGAGAGAGCAGCATATCTCTCTTTCCATGAATTGAGTTCAGATCTGAGAGATTCGAGTTCAATCTCTAAGCTAATCTTCTGATCTGTAAGTTCTTCTAATTTCTTAGATAGAACTAGGATTCTTTTATCTGACTCAGATTGTTCTGTCATTGCTTTGACCTCTTACTATCAAACCATTTCTCCAATATTATCCTCTTTGCTTCTGGGTGTTCTTTCAAAGCTTGAAGTAGTGCTTCCTCAGTCATAGGGGCTTCTTTTGGAGCTTCCACAACTTTAGGCTCTTCAACCTTTGGTGCTTCAGCCTTAGGAGCTTCAACGACCTTGGGTTCCTCTTTCGGTAGTTCTCTTATTGTTGGAACTATTACTATTGGAACCTCAATTGGTTTCTGCTCTACCTTGGGTGCCTCTTTAGGAGCTTCTACCTTTGGTGCTTCAACAACCTTTGGTGCTTCTACTTTAGGCTCTTCTTTTTTCACCTCAGGAACAACCTTGGATTCCTCTTTCTTTTCCGACATATTTTCCTTTCCCTCCTTCAAATTTTGGTTGAGCTTAGGAGGCATACCATATTCTGGTGCCTGATCAGTCTTTGGTTTATATTGACCATACTTCTCCTGGTGCGTATCCGTCCAATGTTTATTGAAATCTTCAACAGAAGCAAATTTCTCACCACAGACTGGACAAACAATAGGAGCAGCTTCAGAAGTCTTTTCTTTAGGCACTGGATATTGTTCTTTACCTCCACTAGAGACAAATTTCTTAGCCTCATCTTCTGTGTCAAAGACTTTCTTTATCTTCCAGAGACCTTTTTCTGGAGCATCAAAGACTATCCATTTATTGTTCCTTTTATTGAATACAATCTTCAGACCTAGTTCATCTATATCGTCTTCAGATTGCTTCTCATATTTTGGGTATTCATACTTTGGATACTTTGCTCCTTTAGGATAGTAAGGATAGTATGGGTAGTAAGGATAGTATGGGTAATATGGATAATACTTTTCTCCATAATATGGATAATAACCTTTACCTTGCTTCTCAACAGGTTTGTACTTTCCATACTTCTCCATGTGATCCTTAGCCCAGTGTTTAATGAAGTCTTTGAAGTTAGAAAACTTAGCACCACATGCCTTACAAACTATGCTATCTTCCATTTCCTCGAAAGGGACTTCTTCAAGTTCATCATCTGATTTCTTCTCAGGATAGCCATATGCATACGGATAACCATACTTTCCTTTTCCATACTTTTTGTACTTATAAGGATAGTAGCCATAAGGTGAATAAGCATATTTGTAGCCTTTCACTTTATTTCCATGTTTCTTCCTGAGTTCATCAAGTTCAGCCTCAGAATCTGGGAAAATCTCTTCTAGAGTCTCATTGTCTTCTACAAGAGCCATAACAAAAGGATGATCTTCTGACTTCATCTCTGGCTTCTTGTATTTCTTGTATTTGTAAGGATAGTAGCCATAGTATTGCTGACCATAAGGATATCCATAATATGGATAGTAACCATAACCACCATATCTTTGGGGATAACCATAATAGTATCCAGCTACTTTACCTTTCTTTCTAAGTTCTTCTAGCTTCTCTTCAGAATCAAGTTCTAGAAGTTCTAGTTCTTCATTGTCTTCGACCCAAGCAAGAATTACTGGTCCTTCCTCTTCAGAGATTTCTAGGTTGGTAGTAGAGTTTTCTTCTTTCTCCATTTTGTGTTCACCTACTATATTATCTTTCTTTTCTCCTTTTAAGTCTTTCGTCATTTGTGACAATTTCTCACAATGGAATATAAAACAGCGATCACAGGCAGGATTTTCAACGAGTGAGAGTTCAGCAAACTTGAAGTCAAGACCCATTTTAATTCCTTCTTGACCAATAGGAATCTTATCCATCCAAGTAGACATTGATACTGCTTTGAACCTACCTGCATTGACATAATCAATTGCTTTTTGATCTGTTAATTTAGCTTTAAATTTCAAAGCTTTTAGAAGGTCATCCCATTTGGCTTCAGTGACTTCTCCTACAGTTTTATCTCCAAACTCTTTGTCCATACCATGTTCTATCTTAATTGGCTTACCGACAAGTTGGTCAGCAGCTTTCTTAATCTCATCTGAAGAATAAACAACATTCTTCCAAATGCCTTCTGCTAGAGCAACACCTGTTATAGCTAGACTTTTTCCTTCCAAGATTGTAAAGAAATCAAACGAGAGTTCTTCTTCTACAGATTCAAGTTTAGCAGAAGTCCTTAAAGTATCTATTTCAAGCTTTCTAGCTTTGAGTTCTTGTTCTAACTGTTCTACTTCAGCTTCCAAGATTTCAGAGATTCCTGATTCATCATTAATGGGATCCATATTATTTTCCTCACTTATTTAAACTATTTTTGCACTTTTAAGCTTTTCCTTTCTTCATTTCTTGAGTCCAAGTATGGAGTTTATTATTTTCAATCCATTTTGTAGCGGTTTTAATTGGTGTGTCACCTTTGAACTTAACTTGGGAGACTCTTGCCCAATGGAATGTACCTGGTTTTGGATATAGACATACTAGAATATCTTCAACATAATCTGGGACACTAAGATTTGGAAAATAAATTTTGTAATCAGGTTCACATCTAGTGAATTCTCTCATATCATACAGATGTAACCAATAGTAATCCCATCCCTTCTTCTGTTCTTTGATGAATGGATCATAATAATCTCCTTCAACTGGATTTCCACTCAAAGATTGTGCTTGAGGCAATTTGGACTTTATGAAGAACCAGTCTCCTTCAGGAGATCTCTTTAAGACCCAGAATCCTTTCAACTTATCTCCATAAAACTTCATGGACATAAATCCACCAGTATTTTCAATGATATCTATCTTTCCATGATCCAATACATCTATGAAAGTCTCTAATCCTCCAACTTTCCTTGGTAATCCAGTTCCTTTTGTAATAAACCATTTTTCTGGATCATTGCATGACTTAAGTAATCCTGGTATTTGATCTCCAGTTTTTGCTTCCAAAGGATTCTTCCACAAGTTCCATTCTACTAGTATCTTAGGATTCTCAGTTAACTTTACACGAACATCCCAGTGTTGTTTGTTGTCCCAGTAGTGTCTGTGAAGTACAAACTCTCCAGATGCTAAAGAACTTTGTTCTCTAGCTCTCCATGTGTAAATGTTTGCTCCTTCTTCCTCTTGAATAAGATCATAATTTCCCTTCAAAATTTTACCATGAAGCTTTAAGTGGTAGATCTTTCTATTCTGGTCATCAGTCTCTATCTCAACAGTAGCAGGACCAGAATCGAAGTTTCTCATTGTAGCAATCAAAGTTTTTGTTGGATTGTACATTTCTCCTGGTTTGATCTTGCCTTCCCATGTCATCCATTTCTTACTAACTTTACCCTCATACATTGCTCCTAACTCAGCAATTCTAACTGGATCTCCATCTAGATACCAGGAGTCTACTCCATTGGTTTGAAGACGAAAATAGAATTCTACATGTGGGACTGCTCTAATAACAACTTGTCCCATGTAAGTATTAACCTGAAGATTAAATTTAGCACTAGCTAGTGGGTTAACTGGTTCTTTCATTTGAAAGTCTTCACAAGCTGGTTCCTCAATAGATAAGTCCTTGGTACAATGAATACAATTTAAACATTCTTCACATGTAAAATCGTTTAAGTTTTCATCTGTATCTTTTTCAGTTGATGCTTTCTTTCCACTCATGAATTGAAGCCATTTTTCATAGAGAGGTCCACTTCTCTGGTCTGGAGGAATAGGTATTACACCTTTTGGAGGTTTCCAACCTTTCTTCATTCCTCTTTGCAAAGCATAAGCAGTTTGATCTCCAGGAATCATGAATTTCCACATAAGTTCTATTTGATCCTTAATTGGTTTCTTGGTTATTGGATCTATCTTGGGAACTTCAACTGCTCTGAGCACTACACGAACCCATTTTCCTTTAGGTAAATAAGTACCTTGATCGGTTTTCAAGAAGTATTCATGGAAGTATGGTTTCTGAGCACCTTCCCAGAACACTCCATGTTCAACAATATCAAACACTCCAGTTTCATTCCTAGTAGAACCAACTTCACCTGGTTTGACTATTCCATGTACCTGTAGCCATTCTTTAGGTTGCCTAGCTTTACCCTCAGCTCTTATTCCTTTGTTTTTCTTATTAAAATTAAAAGCCCAATCTAATGTCTTTCTTGTAGCTTCAGCGTCAGCTACAGTTTTGACTTCAGGAGTACCTGCGGGATTGTCCAAGATTGTCCAACCCACAAGATGATCATTCATTTCCATTCTAAGATCTATGTGAACGCTCCTACCTCTCCAATGGTGCTGCATAACAAATCTACGCTTACATCCAGGAGGAGGATAATCCATATATTGAGATGTACCAAAAGGAGCTGCAAGTTCTTCATCTTCAAATATATTCAGTTCTTCATAGAACTTTGGATCGATCATTTCTTTGGTTATTTTCACTGTTGCTCACCTACTTTGTTGCATGAACATCCATTATCTTCCTTTACTTCATCATCAGTTTCTGGTTCTATCAGGTAATCATAATAGTAAGGTTTGACATACCTACACTTCCAGTAGTATGCAAGAGAGCAAGCAATTGGAAACTTCAGATATTGTCTCCTAGACAAGTCATCCATTGTCCTAGCAAATCTAGATTTTAGAGGACATATATTCACATCCTCATAGAAAGGACAAGTTGGAAGTTTAACTACTTCTTCAGAAAGTGTACTTAATGGAGCTGTTCCTGCTGCAATCAATTTCTTGACAACATCCAAGCCATCAGGTTCTGTTTTATTTGGATTTCTAGCTTTAACAGTAGGGAACATCCATGTCCAGTAAATCTTACCCTTCTCTTGGAACTGAGCTACTCTAATTGGTCTAACTGCTAAGATATCTCCCTTATTACATTTGACAGCAGTTGAATAAGTTCTACCCATTAGATAGTAGCATTTTCCTTTCCATTCTTTGAAGCCATCTTCTTTAATCTTATCTTTCATGCTGCAGGGGACTGAGATCACACAATCATACATATATTGTCCTTGAATTATTTTTCCTGTCTTTGAATCTTTCTTAGGAACAACGTCCCATACCATGACATCTATTTCTTTGACATTCTTAATCTTAGCCCATTGAGTAGTTCTTCCAGTCAACTTATAAGTAGAATCTACTTGTTTAAGCATTGCTCCTTCAGAACCTGGGAGTCGTCTAACTTTGGCTAGAATTCTATCGAAAGATCTCTTGTCATGAACTTCATATCCTGGGATAGCTTTGAAATGATACAATCCTTTTGGAATAATCTTATCAACAGCAGCAAGTCTTTCAGTATATGGCTTCTGAGTCATGTCTTGACCATCATACATCATACAATCATGAACATGGAAAACAATATCCTCATCATCAAGGTTCATCTTTGAAGATGTAATCCAGGGAATCATCTCTTCTCTTGGACGTTTAATACACAAATATTCCTTATCTTTAGTATCTTTACCTTGACAATCATACCAAACCATCTCTGAGTCTATGATGAAATTATCTGCCTTGAAATTCTTTAGCAATTCCGCTATTGATTTCTTGAAGACATCTGCTCGATCTCTTTGTCTATCTTCAGTAAAACACCAGACTTTATTTCCTTTTCTATGAATCTGAATTCTCATGCCATCGAATTTCTTCTGTATCACTATGCCTTTTTCAATTCTAGAGGCTGCCCAATTATTCCACAAAGAATCTGCATCAAAGAATTCAAACTTATTGTATCCTGTTCCTGATTTCAAAGATCTAATAGGTTTTCCCAAAGCAATGTCTGAAAGATATTCCCAAGGAGAATGCTTACCCCATTCATTAGGAGGAACTTTAACATAAGCTAGTCTATACATAGGAACTGAATTACCAGACCAACAGACTTTTCCATTTCTTCTAGTAAAGACCACTCCATTTCTAGTTGTAACACAATACACTTTTCCAGAATATGAAGATTCTTTATAAATTTCTTTTCTTAGTCTTGTCATATTGTCATTACTTTCAAATACTTCAAACTGATTTCTATTTTCTCTGAATTTAACCTGAGAAGTCTTTCCAGTTTTTAACATTAGAATTTGCATATCATCTGCTAATTGTTTGGAACAAGTGTAGAATCTCCAATTATTCTGTAAATGTCCATCTCCTTTTAAAAGAGAATCTTTTAGAATCTTTAAATCCTCAGGTGGAAGCTGCAATAAGGTGGATGGAATATGTTTGTTATGAGCCTTTCCAAATTCATGAAGATATGACCAGAGTTGTTTATTTTTAATTTTAAATTGTAAGCACCCAGATTTGGTCTTATCAGTTCTATAATAATATCCAAGTTTTCTAATGCTTTGTTGAATTTCTTCAGATATAGATCCTGGATTTTGTGCTATTCCTACATATCCATTTGAAGTTGTCCAACCTTCTGTCATCCAGAATCCAAAGAACTTGAGCCAATCTTTCATTGGAATAGCTCTTTCTTTCTGAAGATATTTGTGAACTGAAAACCATGTTTTGTTATTTCTTATATGTTTTATATCCCAAATTTTTGAATATTCTGGGAGAATGAAATATCTTTGTTTTTTGCCTTTCCAAGGAATTGTTTTGTATAAGTAGTGATGAGTTAATCTGGAATCTGCTTGAATAAATTTACCAGATAATGTTTTCCTATCAAGAACAAATAACCTATGATTAGGAGTTACCATAGAATCTACTGAAGTTTTATTCTTTAGATTAATCATTTTTCCATTGAAATTAAAGGTCTCAATTTCTATAGGAATTTCATAACTAGTTTCTTTAGATTCAGGGTTTAAAGTTAAAACTTCATCTGTACTTTCCAATTCTCTAAACAGCTTCCAACCATCTTTTGTGAGGATTTCTGTTAACTGGTCAAAACAATATCCTACTTGTGGACCATGTGGGTCAAAAACCCAATGAATTCTATTTGCTACCTCAGGATCTCTTTCTCGAATTGCCGTAGTCAATGTTTGTATTAATCTCTTGTCTGGAAAAGACTGTTTAACCAGTACGTCAATGTCATGTCCTGCCTTAGATATATTTGTATTAACACTGCTTCCACAAACATGAATATGAGCTGGAGGATCCATGAGAATAATCTGTTCTGGAAAAGCACTTAAAACTCTGATAATAGGAAGATCTTGAAACTTATCAGAACTATTTTCATCAGCTTTGTCTTTAGATGCAAATCCTCTTGGTGTAGGATACTCTACAACATCCAAAGCAGTTGCTTCTGTTAGTGGGTCATCAATAGTATGCATAATATTCCTATGTACCATTTCAGACCAGACAAATATATGAGCATTACTTAAAGGCTCAGTTACCTTACTTAGTTCTCTATAGATTTGATGTAAT